CGCGCAGCCGTCGCAACGGTCCGCGAGTTGGGGATCGTGTTGGTGCCGTGGCGGACGGGGGTCGGGAGTGTCAGCGGTCATCGGTGTACCCATGCTGATAACTACCGTGCAGCCATTCCGCGAGACGACAGCGCCACTCATGCCCGGTCGAACCGTCACGATGCACGATCCCAGCCAGCCGCAACCGAAGTCGCCAGTAGCGAAGCATCATCCCGTCTCTCCCTTCTCCTGTGCGGCCTCGGACAGAGCGGCGACCGTCGTTCCGCAGTCATCGCAGACCTGTATGGCGACGAAACCGGGGCACGCGTAGGCCGTGTGGGTGGTCCCGTGGACGTGTGTCGGGTCGGCGGCGATGGCTCGCCGGGCCTCGGCTGCCGCCTGTACCTCAGCGTCGTATCGGCGATTGCACGAACAGTCGATGCACGCTCCGTAACGGCGCGGGTTGTCGTACCACGGATGGCGTCCGTACAAGTGGCCGCAGGTGCAGAGCTTCGCGTCGAAGTCGTCCGGCGTCACGATGCCCCTTCCTCGGCCCGCGAAGGCTCGGCTTGGAGGGCTGCGCGGAGGGCGTCTTGGACGTGGAGCATCCCTTGGCATGTCGCGTCATGGCGCGGTGGGCCGAACCGACACCAGTGCGGGCGCTCGCCGTCGTCCGGTACGTTCGTCACCGTGAGCATGAGCACCGAGCCTGCCCCGGCCAGCGCCTCCCGCAGTACCCGCCGCTCCTCCAGTAGCGCGAGGATCACGTCCGGGGAGGTGGCGGCGATGTAGGTGGCGTCTTCGACGCAGATCACGTTACCGACCTGGGGACCGCCCGGACGTTCGCGGATCATCCACGCGATGCTGCCGCGCTCGATTACCCACGGTCCCGGCGTAGCCTCTCGTGCCAGCCGCTCTAGCTCGTTGGTGTTCATAGTAGATGCCTCCTAGATTCACGCGGGCGGTTGCAGAGGTCACAAACCAGCCTCCTGTCTGCATTCCTGTAGTTGAACGTGTTCAGATAGTTGTGCTTCAGCTGTGCACGTAGATAAGCTGGAACGCCGTGTACGCGAATCAGCTTCTGGTGAAGAAAGGTTCGTGAGTCCATCATGCTTCAATCACCATTCTCTTCTCACTGTGGTCCCACCGAACGCCCGCGATCGGCTGTACTCCACCGCCCGCACCCTCATCCATGGGCAAATCAACGCAGACTTCATATTCCTCGTTATCGGCCTGCTGTAGATGAGCGAGGTGACTGTCGCCTGTGGACATTTCAGTATAGAGCTCTTGTACCTTCATCGTTCAGCCCCTTCGGCTGTAATCTGAACCACAAGGCGTGCCAGAGTCACTGCTACTTGTGCTAGAACAGGCAGAGCATTCTTCTCCTTATTGCCATCTAGAAGAGCTTGTGCCTCATTCAATTCGTCGAGTGCTAGTTGAATGTCCGCTATCTTCACTTCGCCAATTCCTTCCAAATCAACTTCCGCACGTGAATAGCCCATTGCTCAAAGAAATCGAACTCTTTAGAACAGGTACAACTGGGAGTAGTCGCCACCGTGTCCCATGTGTGTTCTTCAATAATGTTCCTCACTCTCTTCTTCAACTTCTTGTCTTCTAGATCGGGGGCTTCGCCTCCAGCAAACCCAGATGCCAGTACGCCTACGACGGCGTTCATGTCCGGCGGCTCATCCTCGTCGTTACTAGCCTTCCAGAGCCACTTCCCAGGGAATCCAGGAACGGTGAAACCGGTGGAGCCTTTCATCTTCCACCCGACGGGTGACTTGTGCGATGGGCCGGGAGTCGTATCGTTCCTTACCTTTGTCATAGTCTCCTCTGTTCCATCCGAGTGCTTGTCGCAGAATGGTATGCCATGGATGTAACGAGTAGCTCTCTCACTGCATACCAAGCTTTGGCACTTGAAAGTGGACGGTAAGCTTCTACTTTTCGAATTCTCATCTCCTGTTACCGTTTTTAGAGCCGATTCCAACTGCCGCTCATTCCCCTCGTCATCGCCATCTGACACAGAGGGACTTCCGAGCGACAACTGCCACAGAGAGTGCATTCGTTGCATTGCCCTAAAAGCATGCTCTGGTCGATTCTTCTCGAACACAAACGAGCGGTGCGCAAGCAGGTGAATCAACTCAAGCACCGCGTCGGGGTGATCTTGAAGACTGGGTAGCGCACGCAATTTTGAGATTAGTTTGCTAAAGGACGGCCTCAGCTGTGGTTGGAGTGAGTCCTCTCGCAGTTGATATTCTTCAGCGAGTCTGCGTCTAGGCATCTTCTCCCCTCAGGAACTTCGTCAGGGCTTCGCCGATACGTGCTCGCACCTTCCCGTCGGCGTCGTCATCCAGTACCTCGTACATCTCGTCAAACGAGCGGGACTCACCCACCTGTTCTCCATCATACAAGTAGAACTCTACATGTAGATGACGATGCGTTGAGGGTGAAGTCTGCTTAATCTCAGAAACTCCAAAGACTTCCTTAGTAGGCAAACCTTCCATTATTCTTCCATCTCCTTTACGCGACGCGCGAGTCTATTGACCGCGCGACGGTTCCGTTCCATCAACTCTCGAAGGTCATCTTCTTCGCCTGCCCTCACGTCATTCCATCTACCCAGTTCCTCCCACAGGTCCTTGATCGACTGGTCCTGCGCCCGCACTATCTTGACCAGTTTCTTCCACTGCTCCTTGGTTACTTCTGACACGTTCCTCCCTCCTCTCTTGAAGCCAACGGGCCATCTCCTGGGTGAAATACAGGGCAGAGTACTTCAACACTTCTTCGATCTGGTCAGGGCTCAAATCAGTGTGAAGAACTAACGCTTTCGTTAGACCCATCTCCAGACAGTACGTGACGGTCTGTGAGTAGTTCTCTGGCTTCTTGAGATTGGGAGGCTTCCATTCCTTAGCACTCTGGGTCGTCACTATCCCACCTCGATGCTTCCCCTCGCTCGATCGCGGCCCACTCAATCATATCCACCTCGTCATAAGTGTAGTGGATTGAATCATCCATCGGAAGGCCACAGACAGTCTCGCATGAGAATGCGTTCATGCCTCCGACCCAGCGGTGGCGTTTCATCGCGCCAGGAGCGTTATCGGACGTTCCTTTTGACGGGCGTAGCGTACCGTGCTCCATGTACCTGACCTCACTTCCTCTTGGTTTAGTCTAGGGGCCGCGATCAACTCATCGGTATCATTGACGATGACGCGGTTGCGTTCGAGATACGGCTCGGGCGGGTACACTCGGCCGTGTGGAGTTGGATCGGGGCAGAACGCCCGCTTGCTTTCATCTGCCGGTGGATGAATGTAGATCGCAATACCCATTGACCTCGCGATCGCGTCGGCTTCTGCATCCGCTCCGATGCAGTCCCCGTGGTGGAACTCAGTCGCACCCCGAAGTTCTATTCGCAGCAGTCTCTTCTGTCTCTGAGACATTCCTTCTTGTGTGCCGGTGAAACCGACGCGCCTTACTTCCGACTCAGCTTCCATCCTAGTGTGTCCAGGTGATCAAGAAACTCTGCCGACCAAAGGATGTCATTCTCTGCTGGATTCCTTTCCGGGTCATGGGACAACTCAAAAAGGACAGTCGCGCACGCAATGAGTTGTTCCTCATCCATCCCTTCTGCGGCAACGATCCCATCGACCCACGATTTGTCAGGACGATCGCGTACCTGCTGTAGGATACCGCGATAATCCTCTTGTCTCAGGGCGAGTTGGCTAAGCAAACCCACCTCCTTCTCATTGACAGGTTCAGAGCTCATTGTCTGGTCCCTTTTGTCCTGTCCAGTCTATTGTCCCATTTCTGGTTCCCCATGTCAATGGGATCCTGAAAACCCATCATAGGATGTTCTACTCCTCGATGACTCCATAACGTGTGGATTTACCTCGGCCACCACCCTTCTCAAGTACCTTGACCTGCTTGTTTCTTACCATCTTCTTCAACTGTTCCTGAACCTTGGGTCGTGCGTGCCCTGTCACGTTCACTACCTCAGGCGTCGTCATTCCCTGTGGTCCAGCTTCCGTTATCAAATCCAGAATTGCTTGGCCCATCGGACTCAAACTCTTGTCGCTCTCGAACAAAACGTCGTACGTGTATTCCGCCGTCGAGTCGATGGCAAACTTGAGTCTCAAACTCCGGCCAGATGGGGCGGCTTTGAATTCTCTCTCGACCACAACGGTGTCGATCTTCTCCTGTCCTTCCTCGATGACCGGCATCACATGCAGAGCACTCTCCAACCATGCATGGAACACAAACGAACCATACATGTGCTCTCCGAATCGCTGTTCGTCTTCGTTCTTCGCTTTGTTCCAGTGATGGACGATAATCACCGAGCAGCCAAATTCCTCGCGCCACATCTTCACCGCCTGAAGAATGAGGGAAATTTCTGTCGCACGATTCTCATCCGCCCCTGTGCCCGCGAGCATGACAATCAACGGGTCGAGGATGACAGCAACTGGATTTATCTCAGCAATGAGACGACGTACCTGGTCAATCTTCTCGTCACTGCCAAGTGTGAAGCCCTGCAAGTTAATGATGTGGAGAGGATACTGGGGATACTCGACATGAATGATACCGTTGGGGAGAAAGGTTGCCTCAGGTAACATGTCCTTTGATTTACCGATCAGTCGAAGACGTTCTTGTAAGACAGGAGCTGGGTCTTCTTCTTGGACCAACAGTACAGGACCACTTCTCCTGACAGGGTAACGGCCAAGGAATGGTTTCCCGGACACCAGGCTGAGTGCCATATCAAGCGCAATCCAAGTTTTGTAAGACTTTGAGCGGCCTGAGATAAAGCCGACACTGTTATCAACCCAACTTTCGTCTACAAGCCAACGTAGATGTGTGGGAATGGAAAGGAAGTCACCCCACTTATGGACTTCCATCTGTTCAACTGTTTCGTCATCATCAGAGGGCTTCGCCCCCGCAATCCCGGCATGGCGCCCGATGTCCGAGCTCTTCTTCTTTGGAGTAGCAGCGACCGCCGTTTGTGCATCAGCGACTTGCTTGAGTAATTCTTGTGCCTCAGTGGGACGACCCGCGAACTTGTTGAAGGACGACCTTCTAAGAATGTGTGCAACCACCTCTGGTTGTACGTCTTTGCGGAGTAGATCCCTCGCCAGAATTTGTAGCTCTCGGGATCGATCGGCTCCAGAGGAATCTCGAGTAATCCGTTTCCGTAAACCGATAGATAGTCCGGCGATAGTGGATTGGATGGTAGCTTCGGGAATAGCTGGCCAATCTCCAAGAGCTGGTTCATGGTCAGAGGTTCCGTTAAGTCGTGGGTAAGCAGCTTTGATTTCCCCTGTCGAGTAAGCCTTTCTTTCCAACCATAGAAGCTTAACACGAGGCCGGGACTCATACTTATAGTTGCGCGTACCAGGGATTCGTAGAACTTGTGTAACATCCCAACCACCCTTGTCACCCCCATCTGCGTAAGCAATTCGCTTCGAGAGTTGAGCTGCCTTTTCTGCAGGAATGTCCCGGTTCAGTATCCACAGTGCGTGGTATCTGCCTGGCGAACTTTCCCATGCAATTGACGGCTTGATCCTGCAGCTGTCGGGGTGGACTGGATCGAGGTCAGCCCACAGGAGGTTGGTGTCCTGGGCGAACTCTTTCTTTCTGCGTGGTTGGTCGAAGACTACCGGACAGAAGTATAGGTCGGCCTTCATCTCCTCTACTGCGGGGATCGAGGATCCTTTGCCGTCGAATGGAACACCGGCTGTCTCGTGCCATTCTCTATCCAAATCTTTGAACGGAAGAAAGACAAAACCTTGGCGTTTACCCCAAACAGCGGCAAGAAATTCATGAGCCGTTCTTGCCATTTGTGGTTATTCCTCGGCTGTTCCCCTCCTACGTCTTTTCTCCATCAGCCCGAGGTACCACCGCTTCTTCCTCACTCGGTTTACTTCTTCCGTATTCACAAGCCAAAACCAACCCACCTTCTTTGCTCTGATTTGACCCCTTCGTATTCTACGAATGACCTCAAGATGGGTTAGGTCAAGTGCCTCACCTGCCTCCCTCGCTGATAGGAGATTTGCCACTTATTCATTCTCCCTTATGCGCGACGCAATAGACCGGGTGGTCAACCTGTATATATTAGGACAACTTGGATCACCTGTCAAACATCAGGAACCTACCTAAGATTTTGGGCCTTGACAAAAGAACTCAGATGTCCTAATATATACAGGTGGACAGACGACTCCGATACTCGGGGATCGGTGAACGGGTTGATTGGGCCAGCCCCTCGTCTGACCACAGGAGAGCTGAAGCGTAAGTATCCCCCCTACCGCGTTTCAGCTCTCCTCTCGGGAGAAGTGAACTAGGGAACTGTCACTTGGACGGATCGGGACCGTACGATCGTATCCTTGGCTATGGCAGACACCAAAGCGGTTGTTCACTTTTCCCGAGAGCCAGCGAAGTCTACAACTGGAGCGTGCACCTCTTGGATGTAGAGTTCCTCTAGTGGGATACGAAGGAGTGATTTAACGAGGCCACTCACTGGCTCTGCACACACCCGAGGAAAGGAGAGGAATGCTTGAACGCCCAATTTTCACGCAGGAGTCGTTAGCTAAACTCAGATTCCAATGGAAAGTCCAGTGGCGATCGCCGGAGGATGGTAGGCTTCTCTTCAAGCAGTTTCATGGGGAACGACCGACTAAGGCCGTGGAGTTTGGGAAACAACTCAAACGCCGCGGCATTTCTGTAGTTGACATCATTTCGATGAGTAGGGCATTTCCACCACCTTTGAAGAAGCTAATCCCAGATAGACGGGGGTTGATGTGGTGTCCTTACTGCATCAAGTGGAGAGAGTTCGAAGAAAGGGGTTTAGGTACTTCACCTCTGCTCATCTATATGCGGTGCTCTGGCTGTGGCATCAGCGTAAAGGACGCATACGTGCGTAAGTATAACCCAGAACTCGTCATGAGGTATGAGATTGAACACGAGATGAGAGCACAAGCTAAAGCGACTCAGAAGAAGAAAGGAGGAAAGAGAGATGTCCGAGGAGCCATCCGAAGGCGTTAGTGTCTGCACCCACTGTTGGATTCCAGTTAAGGAACGTACTGAAGGCATCAAAACATGGGGTAAAGGAGAAGAGGGCGACGAACGTAGGTGGATGCACACAGCTACTGTTGATTGGCTTGGTAACCCCTACTGTGGTAGGAACCTGCTGACGGACGAAGAACTTGAGCCTTACTCTAACTCCGAGTAAACGACTTCGGTATACGTATAAAACCAAGCCGTACTCTCATCAGAAAAAAGCTCTCAACAAGCTCCTCAAGCTAGAGGGTCGTGGAGCTCTCTTCATGGAGATGTCCACGGGAAAGACGAAGGTAGCAATTGACTGGGCAGGGATCGGATTCTATAACTGGGATGTCAGACGAGTGTTGGTTGTCGCTCCACTTTCGGTGCTTGGAGTTTGGCCACGTCAGATCCGTCAACATTCTAACGTCCCTTCCAGAGCTTTCCGTCTTGAGGGCGCTACGAAACATCGAGTTAACACACTATCACGAATCTTGCGCCATCCTGATGAGACGAAACTCACGTATATCATTATCAACTACGAAGGCATCTGGCGTGACGATGATGACACTGGAAAGAGTGTTGAGGGGTTACTTATCAAGTGGCAACCAGATCTTGTTATCTTTGATGAATCTCATAGACTCAAATCCGCTTACTCCAAACAATCTAGATCAGCCCACCGCATCTCTAGAGAAGTCGACCAGACGCTTATCCTCACGGGTACTCCCATCACTAAAGCCCCGCTCGATGCTTTCGGACAGTTCCGAGTTGTTGATGAGAAGATCTTTGGAACCGGTGACTCCCGAAGTGACTGGGGTAGATTCAAAAAGAAGTACGGAATCTGGGGAGGATTCGGCAAGTTCCAATTGAAGGGATACCGGCATCTCGATGAACTAATTGCCAAAGTTCGCAAGTGGTCCTATCGAGTTCGGAAGAAGGACTGTTTTGATTTACCTCCTAAAGTGTACCTGGACATTCCGGTAACACTTTCTCCCAAGGCCGAAGCTCTCTACCGTCAGATGGCTAAGGAGATGATCATTGAAATCGAGGAGACGCATGCAACGGCTACCATCGTACTCACTAAGCTTCTCCGCCTATCGCAGATTACATCGGGATTTGTCAAAGATGTCGAGGGTAAAATCAGGGTATTCGACGATGGAAAGCTCCGAGCTTGCATGGACCTCATTTCGGATCTGGTCATTGAGGAAGGCCACAAGGCTGTTATCTTCGTCCGCTTCATTGCGGACCTCGAACGACTCGAAGCAGCACTCACGAAACAGAAGGTAGGATATAGGATACTGTCCGGAAGTGTTACCGGTCCTCGCAGGGACAGTAACATTGAGGAGTTTCAGAACGATCCAAACGTCAAAGTAATGATCGCCCAACTGCAGGCAGGCTCAGAGGGGATCGAGCTATTCGCAGCTGACATCTGCATCTACTACAGCATGAGTTACTCGGCACTTCACTACTGGCAATCACAGGATCGTCTCCACAGACCGGGTCAGAAGGGGACGAAGGTGATGTACTATCACTTAGTAGTTCCCAGGAGTATTGACACAATCGTCTACAGCGTACTCAAACAGAAGGGTAAGGTAGCAAAAGCGATCTTGCACGACCCCCATATTCTGGAACGTTGACATCCAGTGTCAGGTTGTCTTATAATGCGTCAATAGGAGGTACTGGTGAGAATCATCGTTGAAGGTCCGGATGGAGCTGGCAAATCGACATTGATTAGAGGGCTGACTACTATCTATCCTCAACTCGAGATTGTCAGAAACACCATGGAAGACAAGCAGATGTTCGACCTGTGGTGGCCGCAGGCGATTGGAGAAAGTCACGACCCAGACATCCCGATTCATGATAGGTTTTTCTACTCTGAACTTGTCTATGGTCCTGTCATCCGAGGAAGTATCAAAGCGAAAGGCACTACTATCGTCAGAACGATTGGGCAGTTGCGACGAGATGCTCTGTTGATCTACTGCCGTCCAATGTACTCAACCATCACCTCTAACATCAGAGGCGACCAAATGGAAGGAGTACACGAGAACATTGAAAAACTCGTCGATGAGTACGACTATCTTTTCTCGCAGGAGGTCGACTACTATGGAAGGAGGTTCTACCTTTACAACTGGGAGGCGACTACAGAACCCGACGGGGTGACGGAAACCGTAAGAGGCTACCTTACTGGTGAACTTCGATGAACAGATACAACACTTACGAAACTTGTTTGTCTTACTACTTGGGTCAATTCAGATCTTTTGTAGTGGGACGCAGGTATCGACCACCGCAACCACCACCAACGATCGACCCTCTATACAGGTGGAAAGCGTACAAGCTAGCGAACCGCCTATTCAGGTACGTGATGTTGCCTGGATCAGGGACCCAGAGGTAAGCTGGTATGGACCAGGATTCTACGGGAACCGCACCGCCTGCGGATTGGCATATACCACAAGTCTCAGAGGAGTCGCTCATCGTTCCTTGCCGTGCGGAACTCTCGTTGAGTTTCGATGGGAAGGAAGGAGAGCAGTCGTACCTGTTATTGATCGAGGCCCCTACGTTGCAGGCCGTACGTGGGATCTTTCCGGAGGTCTCTGCACGTTTCTTGAACATTGTTTCACGGGACCAATCGAATGGAGACTCGTGAATAGGACGCAACTTCCTAACACAGATACAGGAGATTCAAGTGACTGATGAGCTCACACCTGTCTACGCACAGGATGCTGAAGGTAACTGGCACTCCCTCTACCCACAGGACCCTCGTAACCAGATTCCTCCTCCTGCCTTCTGTGGGATGGTCGTCGGACTTCAGACGGTCGAGGAACTCCCTGAGGGTGCTGAGGTAGACCACAGCTGTAAGCCTACCAAGGCAGAGAAGACTGCAGCCAAGGAAGTAGTGACGCCGACACCGGACGTCCCGTAAGATGTGGCGGTGGCTCGAGAGTACTGATCGACTCCAGCGCGAGACGTATGGGTTTGGAGACCTATATGCATCTACTATGGACGGCGACGATGCCGATGCAGAAGTAGCTGATTATCTCGACTGGAATCAAACGGCGGCAATTCAGGAACTAGCTGAAGCGAGGGAAGAATTCAGCTGGAAACCTTGGGCCACCGATCCACCCTTTGTCAATCGTGACAGAGTAAGAGATGAAGTTATCGACGCCCTCCATTTCCTCGGCAACATGCTAACAATCCTTGGAGTGGATGACGACGAACTAGCAGCAGAATATCAGCGGAAGCAGGAAATCAACCGACGCCGAGCAGCGTCAGGAACTTACTCAGCTAAGAAAGGCGGACTAGCGGAAGGATCAGATGCCGAATCCTGAAATGCCGGCCTCTGAGGCGTATCGTCAACGAGGCGCAGAACCGGAGTCAGTCAGAGACAGGTTCGCAAGGGAGTATGGATCAGCCACGGTGTCAGCAGCAGAACTCCAAGTCTGTATTGACATCCTGATTCTAACAGGTGTCATCAAACCTCAAGAGTTCGTTGAAGTACTGGAACGTAAGTTGAAGCGAGTAGACAGAATGCGTAGGCTACAGGCAGGAGTTTCCGAAGGGTGATCAACAAGGTATTTCCTGATCTTAAGGCTGCCTGGGAAGGCGCTTACTTCGGGATGCTCAATGACGAGAAGGGGGTGATAGACTACTTCCAACGCAACATCATCCATTCGTTTCAGAACCATGTGATAGCCAAGTCAGCCGTCTTTGATTTCGACCTAGGCGACATCGGACTCACACCTACAAAGTGGTCCAAGTTCACGGGCCAGTACGTGGATGTTGAGTCTCTCCACGCCTGGATCGAGAATGCAATGAATGTGAAGACGTACGATGCGCTTTGGCAGTTCAAAGGCGTCCCTCCTAATTTCGGTGGAAAGAAAGCGGTCCACCAATGGGGGAACTGTCTCCTCGGTTACAGTTTCAGACGACAGCCTAAGAGCAAACCCCCTACTCTCACTCTCTTCACTCGGGCCCAATCACTGGGGTTCTCTGGAGTCGCGGATTATGCACTCGCTGACTTCGTGGCTCGAAGACTTGGAGAACGAATGGGAGTCGACCCCTCTACCATTCGATTCCAAATCATGTGCCCCAACTTCATCCTCAAAACAGTCGAGACGGTCCACTTCCTCGAGCAGCGAGGGCTCCTGAAGAAATACTCAGAACAAGATAATCGCATCGGTGATGCTGTCCGCTACTACGTCGCTTACATGAATAGGCCGATGGAGGAAATCAAGTGGAGAGCCGCCCGAAGGATGAAGACGAAGTGGGAGAACGCACAGGAAGGGTACTTCAGGTCATTCCCTGTGGAGACGTTACAGTTGAAGGGGTGGCATGCAGAGAAGAACATTAACAAAGGTAAGAAACGACTTACTGCACGGGAGGCATCCGACCTTATTCTCACAGGGAAAGGTCGTCGCCCAAAGTTGGAGATTATTGATGGGAATGGATCAACAGGGAAACATTCGGGAACTAACGGAATCGGCCCCACTCCGGTCAGATGAGACTCCACTGACCGAATCAGAAGCCAAGAAACTGCTGAAGATTCCACGAGAGAGGAGAGTACAGACCTACTCCCAGATGCGAAATAGTGGTCGCATCAAGAAATCATGCCTGCCGAAGTCGATGCGATGAACGTGATTCCCTGGACCGCGGACTTCAATACCATCGCGGTTGAGATTCAGGATAGACTCAAGTTAGCTCCTGAAGTTCAAGTCGGCGAGTGGCAAGCAATCCAGAATGCGGAAATGCCACAAGCAGCGACTATTGAGATCGAAGACGTGTCATTCGAGGTGGGTATTCCAGACAGGAAGGAGAAGTGGCAGACAGCGGTGCGGCCCAATCTGCCCTGGGCTGAAGATCACTTCCAGGAGAGAGTCAGTGGAAAACCGTGGAATCCACCACCCTCAAGTGCTTGGTGGCCGTACGCTCAGAGAGATAACGAACAGTTCAAGTCCGATGAGAAATTCAGCCACACCTATCCCGAAAGATTCTGGCCAAAGACAGCCGGAAGCGACAAAGGAGAGATTGTCAACTTCGGAATCCGATATCCCTGGGGCGACCTCTCCGATCTCGTTCTACTCCTACAGTCCCGTCCGGGGACACGGCAAGCTTATCTTCCGGTCTGGTTTCCAGAGGATACTGGAGCAGCTGAAGGACAGCGCGTTCCGTGCACGCTCGGCTACCACTTCCTCATCAGAAACGGAAACCTGAAGATCGTCTACTACATTCGATCGTGTGACTTCTTCAGACACTTCCGTGATGATGTCTACATGGCGGGGAGATTGGCTCAATGGGTGGGAAAACAAGTGGGGGCACCAGCTAACAAACTCGTAATGCACATCTCAAGTATGCACGTCTTCGCAGCTGAGAGAGAGTTGCTATGATCGATAGACCAAATCGAGATGAGTGGCTAATGCGACTTGCTGTAGTAATGAGTACGAGAGGAACGTGTAATCGTGCACAGGTCGGAGCGATCATCTCGAGAGAAGGAAGAATCATTAGCACGGGTTACGTTGGAGCTCCTGCTGGACTCCCCCACTGCACAGACGTTGGTTGTTCACTCGGCATCAACTCAGGATGCAGCAGAACAGTTCATGCAGAGGCTAATGCAATTGCTTTCGCAGCCCGATTCGGAACTAGCACAGATGGTGCGGAGCTCCACTGCACACATTCGCCTTGTGATGCCTGCGCGAAGTCGGTTATCAATTCAGGAATTTCTCGAGTCGTCTACGAACACCCCTATCGCGATCCCACCGGACTCGTCCTCCTCGAAACGGCGGGACTAGAAATTCACCACATTCCACCACCAGAAGAATGTATACATGGTTGGGCTTCTTGGGGTATTCCCCCCTGTCCACAATGCGCTGATAAGAAAGGGGCTTCGCCCGCGGAAATCAGACACGAAGACCTCGGGTGGATTCCTATCAGGATGCCCAACGATGCCCCTTAATCCTGAAGCCTACAAGAAAGTCTGGCTGCCAATAAGGAATGAGAATTGTGTTCTCTGTCCCCTTCATAAGGAAGCACAATCGGTTTGTTTACTGGGAGACGGCCCTGTCCCAGCTCGCATCATGCTCGTCGGGGAAGCACCCGGTGCGAGGGAAGATGATATCGCTCGCCCCTTCTCAGGACCTGCCGGTAGGTATCTCGATCGCATTCTATCCGAAGTTGGAATGCCAAGAGACTCCGTTTACATCACTAATGCGGCTAGATGTAGACCACCGGATAATGCAACGCCAACACCAGGGCAGATTAAGGCTTGCGGTGTTTACATGCGGTCTGAGCTCGAGATTGTTCGGCCTGACTACATTCTCGTTATGGGCAACGCGGCACTCAAAGCAATCCTGAACACTTCGGGGGTTATGAAGAAACGGGGAACTTCAAAGGTGTTGCCGTCTGGCGCGACGGCCTTTGTGACGGTCCATCCTGCCGCCGTCCTACGAAATCCCGGGCTAGACAGCGGCTTCAGAGGCGACCTGCTGTCCTTTGTCCGCCTGACCAAAGGTGAAGATACCACCCCGGAAACAGAAAGTAAGCTAATTCGGAATTCGAAATCACTTGCGATGCTATGCAAGATGCTTGCATCAGTTGAGACACCCATCGCATTCGATGTAGAGACAGGGAGTACTAATGCTTACGAGGATGAAGGTGGCCTCCATCCATGGTCACCTGATGGAGTTATTCACACTTGTTCGTTCTCGTGGGAACCGGGAAAGTCGTACGTGGTCGCGCTTGAACATCCAGAATCAAGCTGGGACATCCCCATCGAACGTGTCTACAGTGCTTTGGATGTGGCACTTGCTGGAAAGAAAATGGTCGGACATAATGTTAAGTTCGATGAAGCATGGATGAGAGTAAAGGGTGTCAATCTCTACTCGCACTTTGATACTAAACTTGCAGCTCACCTGCTCGATGAGAATCGCCCCAGCGGACTTAAGCCTCTTGCTCGATCCTTGCTTGGAGCTGATGACTACGAAGCCGGGATTAGTTTCGGTGCGAATGTTACTCCACTTCGTAAACTTGCTATCTACAATGGGAAGGATACAGATTACACACTTCGACTCTACCATATCTTCAGAGAAGATTTGAAGAAACACCCAAGACTGGCCCGACTTTTCATCAATTTGACTATGCCCGCGTGTCGAGCGTTCGTCGACTTCGAGGAGGTCGGATTCCCCGTGGACATGGATCGTCTAGAGCGTCGCCACAGGTCTATCCTTCGCAAGATTAAGCAAGTCAACGATGAGATGATGGAGATGCTCCCTGAGGACTTACAAGATATCGCCAACTTCAGGTCACCGCAGTTCTTGGGTAAGTGGTTCTTCGGTCACCTCAAATTGCCGATCGTAGTCAGAACACCAAAGGGAGCTGCTTCAACCAACGAATCAGCACTTCTCCAACTCGTAGACAAACACCCGGCTGTTGCCAAGCTTATGGAACTGAGGAAGTGGCAAAAGAATGAGTCAACCTATACTAGAAATTGGATGGACCGAGTTAGAGTTGCTGGCCGACCACGACTTTTCACCTCTTATAACATCTCTGGAACTGTCACCGGGCGACTATCCTCTAATATGCAACAGGTGCCACGAGATATTTACATTCGAAGCATTATCGGTGTGGAGTCGGGCTGGAAATTCATTGAAGCTGACTTTGCTCAAATCGAGTTGCGAATTGCTGCGATGTTATCCAGAGATGGGGCTCTTACAAAAGCATTCAATTCAGGCGGAGATCCGCATGCGGAGACGGCTTCAAAGATTTTGGGCAAACCTGCGAAGTCGTTGACTAAGGAAGAACGCAAACTTGCAAAGGCGGTGAACTTTGGATTCCTCTATGGAATGGGTTGGAAGAAGTTCAAAGTCTACGCTAAGGAAAAGTTTGCCACGGAAGTTACAGACGCTGAGGCGCAGGCATATCGTAAAGCTTTCTTTGCTCAGTACAATCGACTCCCTGCTTGGCATGAAAGAGCTCGACGAGTTGTTAGGAACACAGGTCAAGTTACTTCCCCTATCGGAAGGATTCGTCACTTGCCCACGATCAATTCTACCGATGAGATGGTTCAGGGAGACGCCGAGAGGGAGGCAATCAACGCACCGGTTCAGGGCTTTGCTTCCGATCTTACTGTACTCTCAATGGTCCTACTTAGTAAGAAGCTCGACAGTGAAAGAGCACACATCCTTGGGAACGTACATGATTCTATCCTCATTGAAGCCACAGAGGATTATGCTGGGGAAGCAGCTAAAATCACGAAACAAGTCATGGAAAATCTACCGCTGAAGAAGCTGTTCGGGTTCAAGCCGACAGTGCCGATCGAGGCAGACGTGACAGTAGGAACTCATTGGGGTGAACATTGATTGGTATCATCTGTCCTATCTGCAGGCAACCTCGGCGTCGAGTGTATCCTCATCTGCAATGGGCGAGAGCTCACAACCCCGATGTACCTCACAGGAATTTCAGATATTTACAGGGAGCCCCATTGCCTGCCCGTCGATCACCCTATGAGTACAACCTGAGTGAACTCTGGGAAGGTGGGGCAGCTTTCATGGGATTCCGAGATTTCTGCCCAGGTCATGAAGATTGACAAGTGAAATGGGTTGTAATATAATGAGTACATGGAGGCGGCGTGACTGAACTAAAAGCGATTTCATGGTCGGAACTGAAGACGTTCCAGCGTTGTCCCAAGCAGTGGGAATACAAGTACGACGATCGTCTAGTTCCGAAGCAGAAGTCTCGACCCCTCTATCTGGGATCATGGGTTCATGCAGCACTTGAATCCCATTATAGAGAGGGCGATTGGCGGATCGGACACAACGATTACGTCAAGGATTACAAGAAGCTCTTTGAGGAAGAGAGAGTTGTCCTCGAGAGTAAGAGGGGCAGGAGGGGTCAGAAGCTTCCTGACATCGTCAAGCAGATCGTCAAGTCCTACCTGTGGTATTACAGGGATGATGGGTGGGAAGTCAAAGCGATCGAACAGGCGTTCGAAGTACCGACACCGCTCAAGATCGGTGGAAAGGTCCAGACACTTCAAGGTATCATCGATCTAGTGATTGTTGACAGGGAGGGCAGGTGGTGGATTGTTGACCATAAAACAGCAGGCACGATCCCTGATGCTGGGGCTTATCACGCTATGGATCCGCAACTTATGCTATATCCGTGGGCGGCTAGAGAAGCCTGGGGTTGGGATATCGCCGGCGTCATCTACAACTATGTCAAATCCAAGCCTCCTGGCGTACCACGTATCAATCAGGATGGATCACTTAGCAAGAGAAAGTTTGTTAGCGACTATCCGACGGTCCATAGATTTCTTCGTTCCAATGGATACGATCCCAACGACTTTCGAGATATCCTCAAACCTCTGCAACGAAAGTCCCCTTTCCTTAGACGCTATAGACTTCCTCGTGAAGCTCACGTCACCAAAGAAATCCTTCGTGACGCACTCTCAACTGCGAAGCATATCCGTACAGATAAGAGACGGTATCGCGTTATCACAAAAGATTGTGCCACAATGTGTTCATATCATGATCTTTGCCGAGCCGAACTTAATGGCTTCGACACATCATTGATGCGACGCACCAAGTTCACGTTGAAAGTAGAAAGGGATTTGCGTGGCGATATCGTTAGCGAAACGGAAGACTGGGAAGAAGACGAAGAATCGGACGAGTGAAATTGAGAAAGCGCGAGGCAAGATCACGCCAGTAGGAGAAGACGACTGGGTTAAGATGGTTGTCTACTCCAAAAATAAGGTGGGCAAGACACGGTTCGCCTGCTCGTCCGAACTTAAAACTCTAGTCATTGACTGTAACGAACGGGGAACAACCTCTGTTAGGAAATACAAGAACGCTAGCAAGTACCGAGTACAAGTATGGGATGACCTTGACGCTATTTACTGGCTTCTTCGTAGTGGAGAACATGACTTTGAGGTAGTGGTCATCGACACCGTTACCATGCTCGCTATCGTCTGCATGAAGTTCGTTCTGAAGGACGACCACGACCGAGACTTTAACCGCGATCCGAAGTCCCCTGACCAACGCAGTTGGGGTAAGCTGGGTGAGCATCTTAAGGATGTTATCATCAAGTTTCGTAATCTGCCAATGCACGTTATATTCACAGCGCAGGAGAAGCGGACAGACTCGGAGGATGAAGATGGAACGATTACGTCGGAAGTCCACCCGGAACTATCACCTTCCCCTCGATCCACTCTTCTGTCGGCAGTTGATATCATTGGGAGGATGTACGTTGCGGACACCGTAGATAAGAAGGGCAAGACCGTGAAGGAAAGGAGAATGCTATTGGGTTCACATCCAAAGTACGTGGCGGGTAATAGGTTCGAAGAACTTAAGTACATCGAGCGCAACCCAACGTTTGGTGGATTCCTCAAGAAGATTGCAGGAGAGCGATAGATGCCGAAGCCACAGAAGGGCAAGACGCCCAAGGTTCTGACGGTCGACTTCACAGGAGTTGAACGGGGTGGGGGTGGACGATCAGCCCACGTCCCTGATGACGACTACCTCGCACAGGTTCAGAGTGGGGAGGTCCGGAAGAAGAAGGACGATCCGTCACGTAAGCATATCCTGTGGGGCCTGGTAATTCAGGAGCCTAAAAAGTATCGTGGCAAGAAGATCTTCCACAGGACGGGACTCTCGAAGGAGTCGCTGTGGAGCCTTCGCGGCTTCCTCATGGACCTGCTCGGAGAGAACAAGGTACCGCAGAGCTCGGTTGATATCCCGCTTGCCAAGATTGTCAAGCAGCAGGGACTCATCGGTATCACTACCGAGGAAGAGGAGTATCCTGAGGGTAGCGGCAAGTTCTCATCGAAGGTTTCGGCCACCTTCTCCAAGAAGGATTGGGACGACCTGAAGAACAAGGCCGACGACGATGAGGACGAGGAAGAAGACGAAGAGGAAGAAGACGAAGAAGAGGAGGAAGATGAGGACGAAGAAGAGGAGGAAGAAGAGGAGAAGCCCAAGAAGAAGGCCAAGAAGGAGAAGACCAAAAAGAAGAAGTCCAAGAAGCCCGTCGTCGAGGATGACGAGGATGAGGACGACGAAGACGTTGATGAAATCGACGTAGACGACCTGTAAGATGAACACAAAGAAATCGCCCCTCGAATCCAGCGTCAAGAAACGAATTCTCAAAGCGCTGAATAAGAGGGGCGGTTTCTGGTATAAGACGCACGGTAGTCCGATGGTGAAGAAGGGATTACCCGACATCATCGGCTGTTACCGTGCGCGTTTTATAGCGTTCGAAGTCAAACGTGATGAAGAAGGAAAGCCCACTAAACTCCAGGCCTACAGGATAAGCGAGATCACCCGAACAGGCGGCGTTGCCCGGGTGATCTCATCAGTCGAAGAGGCACTGCGCATCCTCGACCGGATCGACGAACTCCAGGAGGCCCGAGCTCGTGATCGTAATTAGCTCTGTGCGTATCGCAACGCGCCCCTATAAATCACCCGGATTAGGGCATCTGACACGGCGATACCAACCACCAATGGGGCGGCCAGAGCTCCCTCCAATCCGGTGATGTTGATGGCAGCGAGGCTGACCGGCAACGATAGCAGCGCGTCGAGAACAAGATCCTTAAGAATCTTACTCCCGAGCAGCTTGCTGATTCCGGTGCCGTCTGTCAATGCCGACGCAGTTGCTTGTACTGCAGTTTCCTGTACCATCATAGCCTCCTAGATTCCCAACGTGTTACGAACACGCAGTTTTTCCGCCGCAATTCCCTCGGCCATTCCTGCTTGCTTCGCCGCTATTACTTGGGTAGAACAATCCTGCGGAGGAGCAGGTGCATCAGGTACTTCTTCTACCTGTGCCGTACTGATCCAATAATCATCGAAGAATCCATTGGACCCCCGAATGAAGGGGTTTCCCCTGAAAGCCGTCGTGGTGATTCTGGCATCGTATGATGCCGAGCTGGGATTTGGATTTGGTGCCCAGGTCTTTCTCTCTGACACCAGTCCTGTGGTGGGATCGACCTTTAATCCTATCACTGACTGATTAGCGGGGATAGTAAATCTCCCTGTCTGGGGAGTAATCGTGATAACTACCGCCACGTCTGCCTCCTCGTTAATCGCTAGTGGAACGATGTCCGTGTATCCGAACAGTACAGTACCGCCACCGAACTTCTCTGCGTATCTGCGTAAAGTTGTTTCGTCTTCCCACCTCCAACCTAAACAGATCGGGTCTCCTGTTAGCCAGTCACCAACATCGTTGCTGTTGGGATGGATGACGATGCAATGATTGCCGTCGAAGGCACTAGAGCATCCGGACGTGAAGACGTCACTATCACCCTGTAGAACGATCATCCGGCCTTCGGCGCGACGAGCTTGCAGCTGCGACCACGTGCCCGAGGTTGTGTAGTTAAAGTTGATGCCTAATCGGCTTGCTGCCAGATCGGCATCTTTAAGAGTCCACCCAGGTGAAGTGGGGTTCTGCTCCTCCGTGATCTTGACTAGTGCACGAACCTGTCCACCATTCTTATCTACAGAGCCCTTGGTCACGCTTCGTGCAGCGTCACCTAAGCTGGCAGGCACACAATTCTGGTTCTGTAGTTTAGACCCATCGAACTGATCCTCATGTCTACCTACGTATCTTGGAGTTGTCGCCATGCCGCCCTCGTATGTGATTCCCAGCCTGATCTTACATATCGTCAAGGCGGGGACAATACTCGAGTTTTATTTTTGATGGTCTAGACCGGCATACGTGATCTCATAGGCTAATCTCCTTGTCTCAAATGACCGTGGCTTTCCCATTGCACATTATCTGCCAGACTTATCATCTCCTGAAACAACCTCTCCACCAACTCGCGTATGGTTAGTTCTCCCAAAGTAGAATCCGATGACCAAGTTAGCGATGCCAGTCAAGAACAGCATACCCGCAACTGACGCCGTGACAGCAAACTCCGGAGTACTTCCCTTCACAACCAGTACTATGATTGGAGACAGAACGAGGATGCTGACCACGAATAGTGCAACCCACACAACCGACAAAGCGATGCGCTGTTGCGTACCTTCCCAGATACCACTAATTCTTCGTTGATCCTCGGTTCTTAGGATTTCGGCGTCTACCCTAGCTGCCGCAGCTAGCTGTTTCGAAGTTATCTGAGACTCGAGTTGCAGTGTCTCCTCTGCTACTACCACCGGAACTGGAGATGTGTTGGTGATGTTAACATCTGTCGGATCAGGGTTGTTCCCCTTTTCTAACACTAACCTCTTCCTCCTGTTAAGGCCAAGTGAATACATTAGGGGATAGTCTGACACAGTTGCATACCAGAATCCTAAACCAAGTTGTCATCAACGAAGCATTGGGATCGGTGGAGAAGACGCGAGTGTGGGGTTGATCAGAGTAGACGAAGAGGGACTGGAGTGTTGGTCCTGGATCAGTTTGAATGATCCCGTCGAAAGTCCAGGAGGTCGGTTCGGGATCATCGAAATACCAGAGTTTAACGTAGTGCCTACTACCAATCTTCTTCCAAAGAATCTTGGTAGTACTTGATTGGGGGACAGGCCACGAGATCTTATCAGGATCAACTCCCGGTATAAGCAATCGAACTGAATCCTGACCGCCTAGCGTACTGTCCTGAACCCTAAAGAAGAGGCACTGAGTCAACGAGCTAGCGGGATTGTCCTCTGACATTCCGATTGCCCATGACGCGCGGTTGTCACCTAGATCAGCGTGAGGGAGAATGCTGGCGATGAAAGCCGTACTTAACTCAAAGTCCCTACTCCACGCATCTGGTAAGTCATCAGTGTTTTGGTAAGTATCTCCGTGATCATTGGAGTTACCACCCAGAGAAAGGTCTAGCTGAGCAACCTGCCCGTTACCACCATCGGGCTGTGGAAAACCGAACACCTGGTATGTAGCACCACCTGGCCCTGCTTGATTCCAGTCCCAATCGAATCCAACTCCCGGACCCCACTCATCATCCGGGAAGTCATTCTCGAAGTACTCAAGCAGGCAGGTCTGATCGCATGGTCGTGGACGGTTGCCCAAGAATACCTCTAGGTTCCCACGATTGGAATGGACGACAACCCTAGAGCCACGAGGAATAACACGGCGACCACCGAAATCTCCAGCAGCAACACGTGCCTTATACGCAGACGATACAGAACTACCGGCAAGTGCGACCAGAACATACTGACCGATGCCGTCATAATCCTCTGCCAACGTTCCTCTATGGATACCATCAGATAGCCTCCCAGCCCGCTTGATCTGAGTACGTGGAGTCCAGATCTGTCTCATTTCGCACCAAGTGAAAGGATTTCGATCTGTCCCCGATTGACGAATAGCGTGACTCTCGTTCCCCTGGGGATTACCTGACCAGTTCCGAAGTCCCCCACAGCGAGGCGAGCTTTATACGCCGAGGAGACAGAACTGCCAGCGAGCGACACTAGGGTATACTGTCCGATGCCGTCGTAATCTTCGGCTAGTGTTCCCGAGGTGATTTTCCTGGGGCGTGCGGAGATATCCTTGACAACGTGTCGTGAAGTATCGAGTCGTCTAGGCACTACTCAACAACCCCCACTCCAGTAGCTGTCGGTGGTGGGCGATTGAGGGCACTTGTAGTTTCAGAAGGATACTCCGCAGTATCGAAGGTCTGTCTCTGGTGAGGCGTCTTGCTCTGATCAATTTCCACAGAGAATCCCTCGATACGGACTAGCTTCTCATTCCCCTCAGGATCGACCCAGGTGACCGCATCCATCCGCCACAGGTCGAAGAAGAGGGGAGTTGTTCCTCCGGGGCTTGCGCCCTGTGCCCCTCGCCGAATCTCCTCTTTCGCCCTAGCGATTACGTCGTCACGGTCGAGCAACTCAGGCACGTCGAAGTACGAGGTAATCTGTCGACCTCTGGTCATGGTATCTGCCGTATCAATCTCAAGCCAGAAGTCCTCGTTTCCATCCACTACTGCGAGATTGATTCTGCGATTTGCCTCGTCGATTTCCTCAGACTTCACGACTTCATTGCGGATAGTTTTCTTCGACGTCTCACTGTTGAACTTGCCGACTTCGACCGATCCATTACGCCAGATCAGCTGGAGCTTGTCGATTTCGAGAGTCTGCGCCAGAGCATCAGCAAGAGTTTCCGCGTCCGTCTGCGGTCCCCAAACCAGTGCGAAGACTCTACTCGAAGCTCCACCCACGATTACGTCGTGGAAGTCCCCAGCCGCCAGTGCAATGCGAATTAGGTCTTCAGTAGTGATTGGTGATTCCCAATCCTGGAAGTGGAAGTTGGAAAGGGTATATCCACCAGCACTCGCGGCGAAGCCCACATAGCCTTGATGGATCAAGGGGTTCTGGCCAGGTACATAGTGATTGTCTGCATAGGCATCATCCATGACCTTGACGCCATTGAACCAAGCTTCGTAGAAATGCCACGTTTGTCGAATGCGAATAGTGGGCGTAGAATCGACAGGTACTGATACCCCATCAACTCCAAAGATAATTCCATCAATCAGTTGGTTAAGGTATAAATCACCAGTGCCATTATCATACTCCCAGAACATAAAGTTCTGAGGATCTTGATATCTAGTGATGATATAGGGATTACCAGTGAACCCGCTGAAATGAACGGACACGTCCATGTTGTGTCCCTTCCATCCAGTCCACAGACAGATTCCTGTGGTGGTTAGACGATAGTCCGTAGTTTCGACCGGATTAGTATCAGTGGCGAAGAAATAGTTGAAAGCTTTGTTGCGCTTCCCCGGTGACCAATCATCCCAAACGGTTTGACCAACGTGATTGGTAACATCACGCATGGACGTATCGAGCCGTGCCCAGATGTCCCCGAACTCAACTTGCAGACGACTGATAGTTCCCTGGAGTTCCTTGTTCTGCCGAGTAATCCAGAATCGATCGAACTTGGTGTACTCATATCCACCAGTTTCGGTCTTCAACCCGATTTCGACTACGAGTTCTCGGTCATTGAGTTCTTTCAGGTAGTTGTTGATACCAGCTGGGTTAGCGACCGTTGTACTGCCCGTTCCTGGCTGATTATCACGGGGCAGTTCGAATTCAAGGGTAGGCACATAGTTTGAGATGTCATAGATGACAGTCCCCATCGGACGACGATAGACGACCTCGCTATCCGCCCAGTAAACATAGCCGTCCTTCTCGATGAAAGGACTGAGTGAACCCGTGTTCTCAAGTGGCGGGCCAATTACAGGATCGCTCCAATGCTTGAGGTTCTTGGATCGCATCCAAACTGGCATTCCCATACCAAGTGGAGTTACCGCCTCTCCCTCTTCATCATGGTGAACTTCAATGGCGTTCAGGTAATAGTAGCCATCAGACAGGAGACGAAGGCTCAAGCCAACGATGTAGTTACTACCCGCACCTCCTCCGATCCCACGAATGATGTAGGGAGGAGTCAAGCGATTCTCGCCGTCAGTGGTCTGTTCGCAGTAGTGAATAGCAACTCCATGATCACCGTCTCGTGGATTGAAGTGTAACTGAAACGCACCAATGCGGGCGATGGTATCAACATCGAGATTGATGCCTACCATTCCGCCACGCATCCAACTATAGTTCTGACGATCCCAGAAGTAGTTGGCCCCACCTGCGATATCTTCAATGTAGAAGTTATCAATTGTTCTTCGATGATCGATGTTCATGTCTCGGTAAAGGGCTCCGATCCAACCCGATCCGTCTCGATCAACAACCCCATTCCAAAGAAGTGGTTCCCAACCATCTCCCGCAATTGCATCAAAATCATGGTGAATAGAGTTATTCAGATAAACGTTGCCATCACCCTTGAAGTGAACAATGTCATAAGTGCTAGCGCCTGTAACTATGATTGCAGCGTTCCCATAGTGGGTGCCAGAATAGAGAACTGACCAGTTATCCCACTGAGGTAGATTATCAGGGTCCGTGACTTCCTGAATCCAGATTTGCCTGTCATCGAGGTCTGCAGGATCACCCACTCGAGTTCTGACAATAGTTCCATTGGGGAGGATTATCATGCTGTGCCAACCCCGGAAAGCCCAGAACCCAATATCCCAAGAATGGTTAGACCCATTAACCGCCGCGTAAGCTGCTGAGATTCCTTCCTCGTAGGTATGAGAACCTGTAAGATGTTCCCACAGGTTGAGCCGCTCGTCTGTTATCTGTACACGAAGAGCTGTTTGCCTATGGTGAGATTCCTGTGCAGCTAGAAGAGTTGGTGTGATGCGACCATAGATTGACTCATCATCATAGAGGTGGTTATCGCCGTACTTTGCCATCTTATTCCCTGAAAACGAAAGTGATGGTCGTATCCTGTCCAGGATCGCTAGAACCCACCGCTGTGGCGTCCAGAGTGATTACCGCTCCAGAGGGAGCAGTGAGCACATTAGGAGTTGCAGCACTACGATAGGTGGTAGCACCCGGTGCGAAGTTTGGTCCAAAGCCGTTAGATGCACCGAAGATATTGCTCGGTCCTACTCTGATGATGAGACCAGTAGTGGCTCCGGACGGACCTCGACGCATCCCGGCTTGCACGCTCTCGATTTGCATGGTCCGACCCAGAACGACCGGTCCTGTAATCTTAGAACCGACGGCAATTGAGCCAGCCTGGTACATCGACACGATATAGCGGGGAATCTGAGTAGGCACTGAGATGATGCCCGCTGTGACATATGAGGCGATGCCGGTTGCGGCAAGCCCAAACACTGTAGCACTGAGCCTCGGACCCTGCCCAGATGCGGCATTGTGAGAATGACCGAGGCTCGGATGACCTAGGCGATAGTCCAGAGAAGTTGGAACTGCCGTATTATGGATTCCAACTTTACGCTCGATGGCGATGATGGCTTCTTTAGGGTTGTTGTGGTGCTCATCCAGGATTTCAGTGACGCCATCAGTCACTTCACCGAGAGATGAGTTGTCGTCCAGACCAGTGGGGAAGTTCGTGTTACCTGCCATCATTGACCCTCTTCGAATTGCACAGTTACCGCATTCTCAATTTGAGAAGCATTGAACTGAGGGAAAACCCTAAAGTTCTTCTCGAGGGATTCTGACCAATGCACGATGTAGGTTCCCTCTGGTGCTTGCATTCCTAGCATCCCTGGGTGATACCACATCTCGATTAGATGCGCGAATTGGGTTGCTGCATCTGCAGCAAGTTGAACTTGAAACTGATTTTCACAACGGACCTCGAAAGGTGCCCACCTGCGAAATCCGGGTCCGTTGTCATAGAGATACTTGAATCTACCATTTTGGTTGATTACAGTATCGCTGTCAACCGCACGATCCTGAGAAGGTGGCTGATAGCCACTAGTGAAGAACGAATAAGTAGCAGCGGCAGTTGCCCCAGAAGCCCCCACGTAAGTGGCATGGGAGAAAACGACGAGATTGGGAATCATTTACCAATCTCCTCTCTCACAACATCCCTCACCATGCGCTTCGTTCGGTAGTAGTCTGCCTGTGGATCATCTGAACGATTGATGATCAAATCACGGAAGGGTCCACCAGAGTTGCTACCTTTCATCTTGTTCATCATCTGAGTACTAAGCACGAACATGCCACCTTCTGTACCGTGCTCTCCGAACCGAGCGTTGCGTCCGAACGGAGTAGAACCTGCATTGAGGGGGATGAAGCCACCAGAAGCAAAGGGAGTGGGCGCAGAACCCGGCTTAACTAGAGTGTTCTTCATTACAGCATACTGGGCATCACCAACTAACGACAGCGTCTTGTTGATGCGATTTATAGCAGCTATGACATCTGCGGCTTCGCTCGATGACAGAACTCCAGACTGCAAAAGTGCCTCGAGGAACGACTTAGCTGCTGACAGACCTCGAGATTTACCGCTGAGTGCGGCAATCCGAGATACGGAGTTGGCTGCACGAGCAGCCTCTCTAATCTCATCGTTGGCTGCCACAGAGGCGTAGTAGGCCGCGTCATCAGCAGACTTCTGATATGCCTGGCGCTGCTTCTCAAGTGCAGCAAGCTTAGCTTTAAGAGCCGCAGCATCAGCCTTCTGAGAAGCCTCAAGTTCTTTCTGAAGTAGCTTGAGGCGATTATCTGACCCGCCCTTCGCGGCAGCATTCTTCTGACGCTCGGACAATTCTGCCAGAGCAACCTCGTCCTGAACTTTCTCTTGTTGCTCTTGGAGACTTTCCTTAATTCTCTCGTTCTCAAGATCGCGCTGCTCAGACAGCAGGTTGCGATTTTCTTGAGCTCGACGTTCCATGAAGTCGTTGATGGACTCGCCTTCGTTGCGACGAATGGTTTGTGACATACGGAACTGCAGATCAAGCAGTCGGTTGACGCGATCTTGAGCAGCAGCCTGCTTGTCAAGTGCCGTAATCTTGGCGTTGATAGCTTCTAGCAGGAATTTACCCGCGAACTTGCTGAGGTCAATCTCTGTTCCCATCATTCGCAAACGCATACGAAGTAGAATCAAGGCTCGCTCTTCAGCAATATTCGCCAGCTCTGAGTTCTTCTGAGAACCGCCGTCACCACTTGACTGGAGCTGTTCAATCTTAGCTTGAAGTGCTTGCGTCTTTGCGCTAGGACCGCTTTCTTGTAAGCTCTCAATCTGCTGATCAATGGGATTGATGAACGCTGCCTGTGCACCAGCTGAAATTGCTTGATCTAGGGCTTCCGCCGCGTAACGCGCGAGAATCGCAACAGCCTCGAGATTGCGAGCTAAGGCTGCAGTTTTCGCTGCAAGTCTATCAGCTTCATCAGCAGCGATAGTCTCCCCATCCGCGAGGAATCGAGCAGCTCTCCCCATAGCATCCATCGAGATTTGCGCGGCCGTCTGTCGGTCGATCAAACCACCGGTGGCATTCTCGGCGACATAGGCTGCCCGAGCTTCAGATTCAAATTGTTTTGCCAGACGCTTAACCTGTTCATCGAAAAGCGCTGTCGCCTGTGAAGCTACAAGCCCAGTCTGCATGTACTGGTCTACACGTTCCTGCGCCCGCTGAGCGGCAGCTGCCTGCTTTAAGAGTGTTACCGTGTCATCGTCAGCTTGCAATCCCAATGACTTCAGATAACTGGAGATTACCTCCTCGTCGGTGAGCCCATCGCTAGCTTCAATCAACTTATTGATAGCACTAGCAACATCTGACAACACTTCTCGTGCCTTGCGTGCTGGGTCTAGGATGTTCTGAAGGCCCTCACCGAGAAGTTCTAGACCCGCCTGAGCAGCTGCAAAACCCACAC